GAAACGCTCGCCGCAACACCAAAAGCGGTAAAAGCAGCATATGACCTTGCTAACGGGAAATACACTGCACAGGACGCCACCACCGCGCGAAAAGGCCTTGTCCAGCTCAGTAGCGCCACCAACAGCGATTCTGAAACGCTTGCGGCAACGCCAAAGGCGGTTAAGACAGCGTATGACCTTGCTAACGGGAAATACACTGCACAGGATGCCACCACAGCGCGAAAAGGTCTTGTCCAGCTCAGTAGCGCCACCAACAGTGATTCTGAAACGCTGGCTGCAACACCAAAAGCGGTGAAGTCTGCCTATGACAATGCTGAAAAACGTCTTCAGAAAGATCAGAACGGTGCGGATATTCCTGATAAAGGACGCTTCCTGAGTAACATTAATGTTTACAGCAAAGGTGAAGTGGATAAGAAAAAGGGAATGCGAAAGTATTCGTTTGCAGCCCCTGCAAATGTCGTTGCCGGGAAGTGGTATCCCGTTATCTTTCGCCGTGCTGCCAGCCTTTCAGGAGAAATGGCATCCCGCGTCGTTATTTCAACTGGTTGTTATAACGGCGATTATGTAATGAATAACTGCGAGTTTAATGGCATGGTTATGCCCGGAGGCTGGACCGATCGTGGTTCATATGCGGCAGGTTATTTCTGGACGTATCAGACTAATGAGCGTTCAATCCATTCCATTGTTACAAGCCTGAAAGATGATGATGTATGTAGTGTTTTTTATGTTGAAGCCAGAGCTTTCCCTGTGCAAATTCTTGCAGAGGAAGGGCTAACGGTTATTGTTACGACAGAGGATTATGTCGTCGGTCAAACGACATATAAGTGGGGGGCAACTAATCCCGCTACAGAAAGCACGAACGCACAGGCTATTCTGGATTTTAAAAATGGACGTGGTTATTACTGTTCACATCCATTTATTTCCAGCCTTTCAGGAAATGCTGCAACAGCAACGAAGTTAGCGAACGCAAGAAATATTAATGGTGTCAGATTTGATGGCTCTGCCGATATAAATATTAATACACTGGTATCCAGAAACCGTGTTAATGCATTAGGTGGGAGCGTAAAGGGGACACCAGGTATTCAGATGTATGAGGCATACAACAATGGCTACCCAACAGCCTATGGTAATGTGCTTCATCTCACTGGCGTAACCGCAGTAGGAGAGGGTGAGTTACTTATTGGCTGGAGTGGAACCAGCGGTGCTCATGCTCCGGCATATATTCGTTCCCGACGAGATACCACAGATGCTAACTGGTCTGGATGGGCGCAACTATATACAACTGCTCATAAACCCTCAGCGGGAGATGTTGGTGCATACACCAAAACTGAGTCAGATTCACGTTATGTGAGAGACATGCGGCTGGGCGGTGCATCTACATATAAACCAGCAAATAATGGTACTACATGGACGCATCAGGCTCCGTCAGGTTGCGTATATACCGGCATTATTGTTCAGGATACCGGCTCAAACTCTGCCGATAACATTGGTGGCGTATATTACAGACCGGTGCAGAAATACATTAACGGGACATGGTATAACGTGGCGCAGGTATAATTTATGCAGCATTTAAAAAATATTACGGCGGGTAATCCAAAAACGGTTGAACAATATCAATTGACAAAGGACTTTGATGTTGTCTGGTTTTTTTCAGAAGATGGTAAGAACTGGTACGAAGAACAAAAGTATTTTGCTGATGACACGATAAAAATAGCGTACGACAAAGATAATATCATCCACTATGTGGAAAAGGATGTGACAGCTATCAGACCGGATGGATTAAGTGTTGTTGAAGTGGCGGATATTACTGCTAACCGACGGGCGGACATTTCAGGGAACTGGATGTTTAAGGACGGCAAAGTGATTAAACGCATTTATACGGCAGAGGAATTACAGCAGCAGGCAGAAATTCGGAAAGCCAGACTTCTTGCAGATGCTGAATCCGTGATTTTGCCGCTGGAGCGCGCGGTCAGACTGAACATGGCAACAGATGAGGAGCGTAGCCGACTGGAATCATGGGAACGCTACAGCGTTCTGATCAGTCGTGTGGATCCTGCAAATCCTGAATGGCCGGAAATGCCGCAATAAGTTGTATGAACTCTTGTGTGAGCTTACATACCTATAGAACAGAGTAAAGCCTAATCTGACAGTCCGCTCTGTGCCAGGAGCGGACATAACGACACGTTAGTTAGAAATCTCAAGACCAATTAGGTTGGATACTTACATGTATACTATTGCCTAACGATACTACCCTATCAACCTCATGGTTTATAGGCGGGGGGGAGAGCCAATCGAACGCTATCGTACGTTTTTATGCTGTCTACCCTAGACCCCAAGTAGACATGAATCTTACCTGATTTCCATACGAGGGCGACGTTGATCATCCAGCTTTAGTGCGAGCACTGAACTTAACATTTACCAGCAATAGTGATATTTTCTACAAAGAAAAATATATGGAATAACGTCATCGCGGGTACAAAAATGACTATAAAAAAAACATATGTAACACCAACAGAAATAGTGAAATATTTTTATGACAAACCGGAAAACGATAACGTAAAAGAGAGAAAAACAATTGAGAGCCTGACCCGTCTCAAACCTGAGTGGGAAAATACTCTCGATATGATGAAGTTAATACGCAATTGTGAAAAGCTAGCAACTGAAGGTATTTTAATGGAATTATCTTCAGGACATACTCTTTTGGACCGTTGCTATTTCGCACCGAATTTCAATGAATCAGATGCGAAATATGGAAAGTATGATTTTATAGCTGATGGATTTGAGTCAATCATAGACCGCCTTAGTCCTTCCGTTTTACCTGTTGTTGTTGAAAAAAGTGATGGTTCACATGATCTTGGTACTAGTTTTATTGTTGGGAATAACCACACGATATTTACAGCCAGACATGTTATTGAAGACATGAAGAGTATCAGGATACTTAGAGCTGGTGGTGAGGCTTTACCAATACATAAAATCTTTGTATCTAACGATGAACGTATTGATATCGCTTTAGTTTTCACAACCATTCCGAATGAAGATAATATTCAACCACTTAAGGTCTCAACCAAAGCCTCGGTACTGGATGAAATTTTATCAATAGGATTTCCACCCATTCCAGGATTTGATGCATTAAAGTTATATGACGTTTCGCATATAAATTCGTTTGTCCGACTGTCAAAGGGGCGAATTGTTGGTTCTGGTCACTCTTACTTAGATTCACAAGACTTTTTATTATTCAATGCTAGGGTTAAGGGGGGGAATAGCGGTGGCCCTATAATTAACAAATACGGCTTTGTTGTTGGTATGCTTGTACAAATACCAATATCATCTGAGGACAGTTCAAAGATTGATAACCTTGGATATGGTATAGCTGTAACAGGAAAAAGCCTGCTGGATGCCATTACATTTACAGAAAATGGCCGCGAATTAACACTCACCGACCGAGGAAATGGAGAATATTCAACTCTAGCATAAATGATATTATTAATTAAGTTGTACTAACTCAGTTTAAATGAATCAAGCATCCCCGTAACTTTGCCTGAAAAGGCTCATCGAGGGATGCACATTGTACGGATGTGTGAAAACTAAATCGGCTTTGTCACTTGGATTCGAGGGGAAAACTGAACTGAAAGCGATAAAAACGTCTAAAAAATCGTTTCGCAGACAGATGCACCCGATTCAAGCCATTTTGAGGAAGGCTTTCTGCCTTTTATATTTATATTAATCATAAGCTTATTCCATTGGTGTACGATATCGTGCTTTGCCCCTCATCTCCCAGATAACTAATTAGCCTTAAAATTACTCATGTGTTTCTGCCGGTTAAAATTATATGGTTTTCATTTACAATAGTCTCAAGTCCGCTCTTCGCTCAAAGCAGACTGTCAGATTTGATAGCATTTGGGCTATGTAAATTGTCAGGCGGAAAATGAGTGAGTACAAATCAGGACAGGCGGGCGAATTGCCCGCATTTTCTTTATCTGTTGTTTCATCCCCTGACCAGCCAGGTCAAATAGCGTCTCATGCTCTGCACAACAGAAAATAGTTGCACCCATTAACCACGGAGTTAAACGGATGAGTGACTATCATCACGGTGTGCAGGTGCTGGAGATTAACGACGGCACCCGCGTCATTTCCACCGTATCCACGGCCATTGTCGGCATGGTCTGCACGGCCAGCGATGCGGATGCGGAAACCTTCCCCCTCAATAAACCGGTGCTGATTACCAATGTGCAGAGCGCAATTGCAAAGGCCGGTAAAAAAGGCACGCTGGCGGCATCGTTGCAGGCCATCGCCGACCAGTCAAAACCGGTCACCGTTGTCGTGCGTGTGGAAGACGGCACCGGCGACGACGAGGAAACGAAACTCGCGCAGACCGTTTCCAATATCATCGGCACCACTGACGAAAACGGTCAGTACACCGGACTGAAAGCCCTGCTGGCGGCGGAGTCGGTAACCGGTGTTAAACCGCGTATTCTTGGTGTGCCGGGGCTGGATACCAAAGAGGTGGCTGTTGCACTGGCATCAGTCTGTCAGAAGCTGCGCGCTTTCGGATATATCAGCGCATGGGGCTGTAAAACCATTTCCGAGGTGAAAGCCTACCGCCAGAATTTCAGCCAGCGTGAGCTGATGGTCATCTGGCCGGATTTCCTCGCATGGGATACGGTCACCAGTACCACCGCCACCGCGTATGCCACCGCCCGTGCGCTGGGTCTGCGTGCCAAAATCGACCAGGAGCAGGGCTGGCATAAAACGCTGTCCAACGTCGGGGTAAACGGTGTTACCGGCATCAGCGCATCTGTATTCTGGGATTTGCAGGAGTCCGGCACCGATGCTGACCTGCTTAACGAGTCAGGCGTCACTACGCTGATTCGCCGCGACGGTTTCCGATTCTGGGGTAACCGTACCTGCTCTGATGACCCGCTGTTCCTCTTTGAAAACTACACCCGCACCGCGCAGGTGCTGGCCGACACGATGGCTGAGGCGCACATGTGGGCGGTGGACAAGCCCATCACTGCAACGCTGATTCGCGACATTGTTGACGGCATCAATGCCAAATTCCGTGAGCTGAAAACAAACGGCTATATCGTGGATGCGACCTGCTGGTTCAGCGAAGAATCCAACGATGCGGAAACCCTCAAGGCCGGAAAACTGTATATCGACTACGACTATACACCGGTGCCTCCTCTTGAAAACCTGACCCTGCGCCAGCGTATTACCGATAAATACCTGGCAAATCTGGTCACCTCGGTTAACAGCAATTAAGGAGCCTGACCGATGGCAATGCCGCGCAAACTCAAGTTAATGAACGTCTTTCTGAACGGCTACAGCTATCAGGGCGTCGCGAAGTCCGTCACGCTGCCAAAACTGACCCGTAAGCTCGAAAACTATCGCGGTGCGGGGATGAACGGCAGCGCACCGGTAGACCTCGGCCTTGATGACGATGCGCTGTCAATGGAGTGGTCGCTCGGTGGCTTCCCGGATTCGGTTATCTGGGAGCTTTACGCCGCAACCGGTGTGGATGCCGTACCGATTCGTTTTGCAGGCTCTTACCAGCGCGACGATACCGGCGAAACGGTGGCCGTCGAGGTGGTCATGCGTGGCCGTCAGAAAGAAATCGATACCGGCGAGGGTAAACAAGGAGAAGACACCGAGTCGAAAATCTCCGTGGTCTGCACCTATTTCCGGTTGACGATGGACGGTAAGGAGCTGGTCGAAATCGACACCATCAACATGATTGAGAAGGTGAACGGCGTCGACCGGCTGGAGCAACACCGCCGCAATATCGGCCTGTGATTTTCATCCGGTCAGCCTGGCTGACCGGTTAACCCCGATTCAGAAGTGAGAAAACCATGAACAAAGAAAACGTCATTACCCTGGATAATCCGGTCAAGCGTGGTGAACAGGTTATCGAACAGGTCACGCTGATGAAACCCAATGCCGGGACGCTGCGCGGTGTCAGTCTGGCTGCGGTCGCGAACTCTGAAGTCGATGCACTGATTAAGGTGCTGCCGCGCATGACGGCACCGATGCTGACCGAGCAGGAAGTCGCCGCGCTGGAACTGCCTGACCTTGTGGCGCTGGCCGGTAAGGTGGTCGGTTTTTTGTCGCCGAACTCGGTGCAGTGACGTTTCCGAAAAATCTCTCGGTCGATGACCTGATGGCGGATGTGGCAGTGATATTTCACTGGCCGCCATCAGAACTGTATCCCATGAGCCTGACCGAACTCATCACATGGCGCGAAAAGGCGCTCCGGCGAAGCGGAAACACGAATGAGTAACAATGTAAAATTACAGGTATTGCTCAGGGCTGTTGACCAGGCATCCCGCCCGTTTAAATCCATCCGCACAGCGAGCAAGTCGCTGTCGGGGGATATCCGGGAAACACAAAAATCACTGCGCGAGCTGAACGGTCACGCATCCCGTATTGAGGGATTTCGCAAGACCAGTGCGCAGCTCGCCGTGACTGGTCATGCACTTGAAAAGGCACGGCAGGAAGCCGAAGCCCTTGCCACACAGTTTAAAAACACCGAACGTCCGACCCGTGCTCAGGCGAAAGTGCTGGAATCCGCAAAGCGTGCGGCGGAGGACTTACAGGCGAAATATAACCGCCTGACGGATTCCGTTAAACGCCAGCAGCGGGAACTGGCCGCTGTGGGAATTAATACCCGCAATCTTGCACATGATGAGCAGGGGCTGAAAAACCGTATCAGTGAAACCACCGCACAGCTTAACCGGCAGCGTGACGCGCTGGCGCGTGTCAGTGCACAACAGGCAAAACTTAACGCAGTCAAACAGCGTTATCAGGCAGGAAAAGAACTTGCCGGAAATATGGCCTCAGTGGGCGCTGCCGGTGTGGGGATTGCGGCGGCGGGAACGATGGCCGGAGTTAAGCTGCTGATGCCCGGTTATGAGTTTGCGCAGAAAAACTCAGAATTGCAGGCCGTGCTCGGTGTGGCAAAAGATTCCGCCGAAATGGCCGCGCTCCGCAAACAGGCGCGCCAGCTCGGCGACAATACCGCCGCCTCAGCGGATGATGCGGCCGGGGCGCAGATTATCATTGCGAAAGCGGGTGGAGATGCTGCGGCTATTCAGGCGGCAACGCCGGTCACGCTGAATATGGCACTGGCGAATCAGCGGTCGATGGAAGAAAACGCGCAACTGTTGCTGGGGACTAAGGCATCCTTTCAACTGTCAAATGATGATGTCAGCCATGTGGGCGACGTGTTGTCGGCAACGATGAATAAGTCGGCGGCTGATTTTCAGGGACTCAGTGATGCACTGACTTACCTCGGTCCGGTTGCGAGGACGGCAGGTGTAAGTCTTGAACAGGCAGCGGCCATGACAGGTGTGCTGCATGACAATAACATCAGGGGGTCAATGGCGGGTACGGGTGGCAGTGCCGTTGTCACCCGATTACAGGCACCGACTGGAAAAGCATGGGATGCACTCAAAGAGCTTGGCGTTAAAACCTCGGACAAAAAGGGAAATATGCGTCCGTTGTTCACCATTCTGAAAGAGATTCAGGCCAGCTTTGATAAACACAAGCTGGGAACGTCTCAGAAGGGGGAATACCTTAAAACCATTTTTGGTGAGGAAGCCCTGAAATCAGCGAACGTTTTACTGGCAGCGGCTGCAAGCGGAAAACTGGATAAGCTGACCGCCACACTGAAAGCCTCAGACGGTAAAACGGAAGAGCTGGTTAAAATCATGCAGGACAACCTCGGCGGTGACTTTAAGGAGTTTCAGTCCGCTTATGAAGCGGTGGGGACTGACCTGTTTGACCAGCAGGAAGGCGCACTGCGTAAGCTCACGCAGACGGCCACAAAGTATGTGTTAAAACTCGACGGCTGGATACAGAAAAACAAATCACTGGCGTCAACCATTGGCCTAATTGCCGGTGGCGCGCTGGCGCTTACTGGCATCATCGGTGCCATTGGTCTTGTAGCCTGGCCGGTTATCACCGGCATCAATGCCATCATCGCGGCAGCAGGCGCAATGGGGGCAATCTTCACGACGGTTGGCAGTGCTGTTATGACCGCCATCGGGGCGATTAGCTGGCCGGTTGTGGCCGTGGTGGCCGCCATTGTCGCCGGGGCGTTGCTTATCCGTAAATACTGGGAGCCTGTCAGCGCATTCTTTGGCGGTGTGATGGAAGGGCTGAAAGCGGCATTTGCGCCGGTGGGGGAACTGTTCACGCCACTTAAGCCGGTGTTTGACTGGCTGGGCGAAAAGTTACAGGCCGCGTGGCAGTGGTTTAAAAACCTGATTGCCCCGGTCAAAGCCACCCAGGACACCCTGAACCGTTGCCGTGATACTGGCGTCATGTTCGGGCAGGCACTGGCTGACGCGCTGATGCTGCCGCTTAATGCGTTCAACAAACTGCGCAGCGGAATTGACTGGGTACTGGAAAAACTCGGTGTTATCAACAAAGAGTCAGACACACTTGACCAGACCGCCGCCAGAACTCAAGCCGCCACGTATGGCAGCGGTGGTTATATTCCGGCGACCAGCTCTTATGCAGGCTATCAGGCTTATCAGCCGGTTACGGCACCGGCTGGCCGCTCTTATGTGGACCAGAGTAAAAACGAATATCACATCAGCCTGACGGGTGGTACTGCGCCGGGGACACAGCTTGACCGCCAGTTACAGGATGCGCTCGAAAAATACGAGCGGGATAAACGTGCGCGCGCCCGTGCCAGCATGATGCATGACGGTTAAGGAGGTGACGAAAAATGATGCTCGCGTTAGGTATGTTTGTTTTTATGCGCCAGACGCTGCCACACCAGACCATGCAGCGTGAATCAGATTATCGCTGGCCGTCAAATTCCCGTATCGGTAAACGGGATGCCTTTCAGTTTCTCGGTGTGGGTGAGGAAAACATCACACTTGCCGGCGTGCTTTATCCCGAACTGACCGGCTGGAAGCTGACGATGACCACGCTCAGGCTGATGGCAGAGGAAGGCCGGGCGTGGCCGTTGCTGGATGGCACCGGCATGATTTACGGCATGTATGTCATCAGCAAGGTGAGTGAAACAGGGAGTATTTTCTTTGCAGATGGCACACCCCGAAAAATTGATTTTACGCTGTCGCTCACCCGCGTTGATGAATCACTGGCCGCGCTTTATGGCGATATCGGTAAACAGGCGGAATCGCTCATCGGTAAGGCTGGCAGTATGGCGACTAAATTCACGGGTATGACGGGGGCGGGATAATGCTGGATGCGCTGACATTTGATGCAGGCAGTACGCTGACGCCGGATTACATGCTGATGCTCGACAGCAGGGATATTACCGGCAATATCAGCGACCGTCTGATGAGCATGACCCTGACGGATAACCGGGGCTTTGAGGCTGACCAGCTTGATATTGAACTGAACGATGCCGACGGGCAGGTCGGGCTGCCGGTTCGTGGCGCTGTCCTGACGGTGTATATCGGCTGGAAAGGTTTTGCCCTGGTATGCAAAGGGAAATTTACCGTTGATGAGGTTGAACACCGGGGCGCACCGGATGTGGTCACCATCCGCGCCCGGAGTGCAGATTTTCGCGGGACGCTCAATTCCCGCCGTGAAGGCTCCTGGCATGACACCACGCTCGGTGCGATTGTTGAGGCGATAGCCTCCCGTAACAGGCTGGAAGCCAGTGTCGTTCCATCACTGGCCGGAATTAAAATCCCGCACATCGACCAGTCGCAGGAGTCTGATGCAAAATTCCTGACCCGCCTTGCTGAACGCAACGGCGGTGAGGTGTCGGTAAAAATGGGAAAACTGTTGTTTCTCAAAGCGGGGCAGGGGGTGACGGCCAGCGGTAAAAAAGTCCCGCAGGTCACCATAACCCGCAGCGACGGCGACCGCCATCATTTTGCGATTGCTGACCGTGGAGCCTATACCGGCGTAACGGCAAAGTGGTTACACACCAAAGACCCGAAGCCGCAAAAGCAGAAGGTAAAACTGAAACGCAAAAAGAAAGAGAAACACCTGCGCGCACTGGAGCACCCGAAAGCGAAACCAGTCACGCAGAAGAAAGCGCCAAAAGTACCGGAAGCGCGCGAAGGTGAATACATGGCCGGTGAGGCTGACAACGTTTTTGCACTGACCACGGTATATGCCACGAAAGCACAGGCCATGCGCGCCGCTCAGGCGAAGTGGGATAAACTGCAACGGGGTGTGGCGGAGTTCTCCATCAGCCTGGCTACCGGTCGGGCAGATATTTACACGGAAACACCGGTTAAAGTGTCAGGCTTTAAGCGCGTCATAGACGAGCAGGACTGGACAATCACTAAGGTGACACATTTTCTGAATAATAGCGGCTTCACGACGTCCTTAGAGCTTGAGGTCAGGCTTTCTGATGTGGAGTACGAAACCGAAGATGATGAGTGA